CTGCTGGTGCAGACAGTGGTACAACATGGGTTAGCACTAATGCACCTTTTGCCTTACTTTACGGATCTCTTATTGAGGCTTATACTTTTATGAAAGGTGAGCCAGATGTGATACAAAACTATAATGGACTGTTCACACAATATTTAGAAAGAGTAAAAGATCTTGGAGAGGCAAGAGAAAACACAGATGGTTATAGAGTTGGTCTGCCATCGAGACCGAGAACATAGGAGTAGAAAATGGCAACATCAAATGCAGCAACCAATTATCTAGAGAGAAGACTATTACACTTTATTTTTAAAAATAACTCACTTAGTTTCTCATCGCCTGGTGATAGTATTTATGTAGGATTAGCCACAGCTGTTTCAGATGCAGAAGCCGCAACTGGATCAAGTGGATATACAGAAGCAACTTTTGGTTCTTATGCAAGACAACAAGTTACAGCATCGAACTGGACTACAATAGGAGCAGATTCAACAGATACTCAAACTGCAACAAATGCAGCTAACATAGAGTTTCCCGCCTCTACGGGGACATCTAATACAATAACACATGTTATCATAACAGATAACGCTTCAACTGGTGGTGGTAATGTACTGTTTATAGGGGCATTAGATGCAAGTAAAGCGATAGCGACTGGTGATATATTTAGAATTAATGCAGGTAACCTAACAATAGAGTTGAAGTAATGGCGTTAGTAATAAACGACAGAGTAAAAGAAACAACAACCACAACTGGTACTGGCACATTAAATTTAGCTGGTGCTGTAACTGGTTTTGAAACATTTGTTGCAGGAGTAGGTGATGGTAATACTACATACTATGCAATCACATTGCCTGGCACAGCGGAGTTCGAAGTTGGTCTTGGTACTATTACTGATGCTAGTCCAGATACTTTAGCTAGAACTACAATAATAAGTAGCTCAAATAGTGATAGTGCAGTGAACTTTAGTGCAGGGACAAAAACTATTTTTTGTACACTACCAGCATCAAAGACAGTGTTTTTAGATGCAAGTGGGAATATAGTTGCAGCAAATGGTAGTAATTTAACTGCATTAAATGCCTCCAACCTATCAAGTGGCACTGTGCCAAATGCAAGATTAGACGCACAACTACAAGATGTTGCTGGATTAGCAGTAACAGATAGTGGCTTTATTGTAGGCGATGGATCTAATTTTGTTTTAGAAACTGGTGCAACAGTTAGAACATCTTTAGGGTTAGGCACATCTGCAACATTAGATACTGGTATTTCTAATACCAACGTAGCAAAATTCACATCTGGTGTTGCTGACAATGACTTTTTGCGTGTAGACGGAACATCAATAGAGGGAAGATCAGCAAGTGAGGTGTTATCTGACATAGGTGGTCAAGCTAGTTTAACTTTTGGAATATCAAATACAAACGCAGTTAAGATAGACAGTTCAAGTGTTGCTGATGACGAGTTCGCTAGATTTACTGCTAATGGATTGGAAAGCAGAAGTACATCTGAAGTACTGTCCGACATAGGTGGTCAAGCGGCACTCACTTTTGGAATATCTGATACTAACATACCTATATTTACTAGTGGTGTAGCAGATGATGATTTTCTTAGAGTTGCAGGAACTTCTATTGAAGGTAGGTCAGCAAGTGAGGTGCTATCAGATATTGGTGGTCAGGCATCGTTAACCTTTGGCATAGCTAATACAAATGCTGTAAAGATAGATCATGCAAGTGTTGCTGATGATGACTTTGCAAGATTTACAGCAAATGGATTAGAGGGTAGAAGTGCAGCAGAAACAAGAAGTGACATATCTGCAATAACATTAACAGAGGCATCAGATGAGGCAACGGCTTTAGCAATAGCGTTAGGATAATATTATGGCGAATACATTTAAGGTTATAACAAGAGATGTTATGTCAGCGACTGCAAACACTGATGAAACACTTTACACAACACAATCTGGAAGCACTGTTGTTATTATAGGAATGACATTAGCTAATGTGCATACGGCACAAGTTACTGCAACAGTAAAACTTACATCTACTACAACACAAACCAATCAAACACAAAATACCACTGCACATATAGTAAAAGATATTCCTTTGCCAGTAGGTTCTACAGTTGAGATAATGGCTGGTAATAAAATAATACTTAACGCAGGAGATATAATAAAAGTGGCTTGTTCAGTGGCAGATAAAGTATCTGTTATAATGAGTTACATGGAGATAACATAATATGCCTTATATCGGTAATCCTACAGTTGATAGATTTGTTACACCAAGAGCAGCTTCAGTTTTTTCTGGTGACGGATCAACAACTGCATTTACATTAGATGAAGCAGTTGGTACTGATGAAGATATTCTTGTATCTGTAGATGGCGTTATACAAGAGCCATCAGTCGCTTATGCAGTATCAAGTGGTACAACCTTAACATTCACTGCTGCACCATCTAGTAATTCTGGTAATAATATTTTTGTTTATTATCTTCATAGAACTATAGGCACAGTAACACCACCTCTTGAAATAAGTGGCACATACAAAGCCAGTGGTATATTTAGAACTAATGTGCAAACCCTATCAGATGATATTACAATAACTGCAACAGAAAATGCTAATGTTACAGGTCCGTTAACTGTAGCAAGTAATAAAACCATCACTGTTAATGATGGTGGAAGGCTAGTGATTTTATGAGTAGTATATTTGTAGATACAATACGAAAAACTGGTGGCACTCTTGGCACTGATATAAGAGTAGGAGCTACTTCAGTTTATGAGTCAGACAATAGCACAGGAACTACACAAAATTTAGTTCAAGGATTAGCAAAATGTTGGTTTCAAATAACAGGTGTTTCGACTGCTTCCTTAAATGACAGTTTGAATGTTAGTAGTTTTAATGATGAAGGAACAGCTAATTATAAAATAACTTATTCAAACAATATGAACAACACTACTTATTCATACTCAAATGGATCAGGTTGGGATGTGGGTGGAACAAACTCTACATATAATGGCACAGATAAAGATGAAATATTAACATCAACACTAGAAATATATCATGTTAACGCTAGTGACGCAGCTACAGACGCTAATCTATCAATGGGTTCAATACATGGAGACTTAGCATGAGTACAATCGTAACAGACACAATCACAGGCAAGTCCACTGCAACAACCATAACCATTGGCTCAACACCTGTAGTTAGTGCAAGTGCAAACTCTATGACTATTAGAGGTGAGGGTACTGCACAGACAAGTATACAACAAGGATTATGTAAAACTTGGTGTGTTTATGTTGGAGATGGAAGTGCTATATCTGATTCTTTTAATACTGCTAGTCTTACTGACAATGCAACAGGAGATGCGACAATAGCTCATACTAATGATATGGCAAGTGGAAACTACCATCATTCTGGAAGTGTAGTATACACAGCAGGAGATGATTTAGATGCAATGGGTCAACTTGATACACAGGATGGTTCTGGTCGCAGAGCAGCATCAACTCATAGAGTTATAGCAAGATATAATGGTGCTAATGCAAATGATGTAGATGCAGACTTTGGCTTAAACTCATTAGGAACATTTGGAGACTTAGCATAATGGCAAACGGAACAATAGCATTTGATACATTACAGACAAGTGGGCAGATAGAGTCAAGAGGTACAGGTTTATCGTTAGATACTGATTATTTAGTGCATGGTAGCAACAAACAGTGGATAGCATTTAACATGGATGGAACTATAGGAGATAGTTTTAATACTACATCTATTACAGATGTTGATGCAGGAGATTTTAATGTAACTATTACAAATGCGTATGCAAATATACACTATGCTATGGGTGTATCAGGAACAAACTCAAGTAATGGTAACGCTTTCGTTTCAATGCAAGGTGTTACTCCAACAACAACTGTTTATAGATTATGTGGATATTTAGATAATGGTACTAACTTAGATTTAAGTCAAACTAAAGCGATTACAGCAGGAGAACTTGCATGACAATAGAAACACCTGAATTTCAAGGCACACATCTTTGGGATAGATTGTGTTGGGCAAAAGAAAAACTAGAGCCTTACAGAACAGAATATTGTGTAGTATGGGAAGACCCTGAGTCACCTGATGAACCTGCAAAGGTTACACATCCTGACCCTAATTGGATGGCTTGTGCATTGCAAGGTGGTATATTGCCACCAGTTGAAGTATACTGGGAGTTAAAGAAAGACGAAGACAAGCCAGATTTTGTAAAACATACAAGAGGTTACTTGTTACACAACACAAAGCCTATTGAAGCAATGACAGAAGAAAGAGCAATAGAATACCTTATTATG